GCTGGGCCTCGATGTGCAGTCGTTTGACTTCGTGGTCAACGCATGGACGATCTACGGCGATCAGTTCCACATCAAGCCAGCCCTTGCCAGCGCGGTAACAGCCAAATTCTACTATATTTCAAATCTGATTGTCGCGCCTGCCGCTGGTGACAACAAAACATCGTTCACGGCTGACACAGACACATTCAGGCTTGATGAAACATTGCTGCGGCATGGCATTATCTGGCAATGGCGGGCCAACAAGGGCCTTCCGTATCAGGAGGACATGGAATCTTACGAATCCCGCAAGGAAAGCCTGATCACCCATGACAAGGGCGCTCGCATGATACGCATCGGCACAATCAGAATGCCTAAAGGCATCACAACCGCATACCCGCAGAATATAACCGCATGAGAACCGGCTTTCGACGCACACCTGTCCCGCAGCCTGCCCGGGCAGATTCCAGAGTGGCGACGTTCGTTCCGCCTGTTCGTGGCTGGATTCGAAACGAGAACCTTGCAGCATCCAGCAAGGGCGGCGCTTATACGCTGGACAACTTCTTCCCGACGACGAAGGATGTTCGGCTGCGCGGTGGGTCTAGGAAATATGCCACGGTATCGACAGGCCGCACTTTGACGCTAATGCACTATATCAGTTCAGCGGCACAGCAGTTTTTCGCCGCTGACGAAAACAACATCTTTGATATAAGCACAGTTGCCGACGCGGACGCTATCCCGACGGCTTCAGTCACCGGCCAGACATCGGGCGAATACTCAACAGCCCAGATTGCAACTGTCGGCGGAAATTACATGTATGCCGTCAACGGCACAGACGAAGCGCAATTATACGACGGTACAGAGTTTTTCACAGTCAACGGACTGCCTATCCTTGACATAGCCTACGACGCGGAAACAGGCACCTTCACCGAAGGGCTTGTGATAACAGGCGGCACATCCGGCGCGACGGCAACCATATTGACGCTGACGGACAACGGTGCAACGGGAAATCTCAGGGTTCGGCTGATCGCCGGCACGTTCCAGGACAATGAAACCATAACGGATTCTTCAACCGGATCGGCGGACGCTGACATCCCATCAGGGGCGGTGACTGTTGTCGCGGCTCTTACCGGCGTTGATACCAGCGCGTTTTCCTTTGTCTGGCTATTCGCCAACCGGCTGTTTTTCATTGAAAGCGGCACCATGAACACGTGGTATCTGGGAACGGATTCCATTGGCGGTGCAGCATCCACATTCTCGCTGAATGGCATATTCCAGAATGGTGGTTCGCTGCTTTTCGGCGGAACGTGGTCACTCGACAGCGGCGCTGGCCTTGACGATAAATGCGTCTTTGTCTCGACAACGGGCGAAGTGGCAATTTATGAAGGCACAAACCCGGCAAGCGCATCAACATGGGCCAAGGTTGGCGTTTATCAAATCACCGCACCTATGGGCAAGAATGCCACGCTGAAGGCTGGTGGTGACCTTGTGATAGCCACGGAGGACGGAATGGTGCCGATTACCGCAGCAGTCCAGAAAGACAGCGCTGCATTGTCACTCGCAGCCATAACCCGCGCAATCGAACCGGAATGGAAAACAGAAGTAGGTGCAAGGCGCTCGCAATCGTGGGATGTTCTCAAGTGGCCTTCGAACAATATGGCCGTCGTGTCGTTGCCCGTGATCGATGGCTCGACAGAGGCGTATTGCTTTGTTGTCAACCTCGAGACGGGCGCATGGTGCCGTTATACCGGGTGGGATACGCAATGCCTTGGAATATTCAACCAAATAGGATATTTCGGCACAAGTGACGGCAAAGTCATGCAGATGGAAGTCGGCGGCACAGACGACGGGACACCATACACTGGAACATGCGTATGGTCATGGGACCATCTGGCAAACACCGGCGCTCACAAGACAGTTAAATCAATGCGCGGAATCTTTACCGCAGATTCTGATGTGAATTCAAATCTTTCAATTTCCACGAACTATGCGGAATCGCTTCCAACCGTCCCCAGTTCCATCGCCGATTACACAACTGACACATGGGATGTTGGATTGTGGGACACGGCTATATGGAGCGTAAGCGTTGATCTCGAGACAAAAACGCAATGGCAGTCGATCGGCAGAACCGGGTTCGTTGTCGCACCTCAAGTGCAAATCACATCCGGCGTGACGCCTACGCCTCACATCAACATTGTATCGCTCACGATGATGTATGAGGTCGGCGGGGTTATGGTTTGATGGAGATTGTCTGGGGCGGTGCAAGCAATCCAGACGATAACTTCAAGATGGGCGCATGGTGCGCAAACCAGATATGGCCGGGGCAAGGCAAGACATTCGACAGTTTCACGACGATGGGAATGATCCGCAAAGGCAACCTTGTCGCTGTTGTCGTCTTCCACAATTGGCAACCTGATAACGGCGTTATTGAAATGTCCGGCGCATCGATAGACAAACGATGGCTGACACGCAGAACGCTGCATGAGATGTTTTCGTATTGCTTCGATAAAGCAGGCTGTCAGCTAGTCGTCATGCGCACCAGCGCAAACAGCAAAGTCCTGAATAGAATTATGAAACCGTACGGCTTCAAAAGCCACCGCATCCCGCGATTGCGGGGCCGTCATGAAGATGAGATAATCAACACGCTCACTGATGACGATTGGAAAAACAACAAATTCGAACAGAACCCTTTTTCAAGAATTTGACTGTAAAATGGGTTTTCCCATAAAAAGTCAAGAGGCAGGTGTATTATTGGCAAGCCAAAAGCTCCCACTCCACCAGATCCGAAGGAAACATCCGCAGCTTCGACTGCCACCAATGTCGGCACAGCCGTGTCGAATGCGTTTCTGGGAAATGTCAATCAGGTTACGCCTGACGGAAACCTGACATATGATCAAACCGGATCGCATACGTGGGATGATCCATACACGGGCAAGTCCTATGACATCCCGACGTTTACGGCCACACAGACGCTATCGCCAGGGCAGCAGGCGATAAAGGAACAGACGGACGGAGCGTCGCTGAATCTTGGCACGCTGGCAAACAATCAGTCCGGGTTTCTCAATGACTACATGGCCCAGCCGATTGATCTGTCTTCCGAGAATATCAAGAATTATGCAAACACGCATTACATGGATGACTTCGACAAGCAGTGGGGGCGGCAGCAGTCAGATTATGAATCACAGCTATCGAACCAAGGCATCAAACTAGGCTCCGACGCATATACCCGTGGCATGTCCGAATTCAGCGACAACCGATCGAATGCGCGGGATAACCTCTACGGAAATATGTATTCCAACGCTCAGAACAGCATCACGGCAGAACGTAACCAGCCTATCAACGAAATCACGGCGCTTTTGTCCGGTTCTCAGGTAAACCAGCCCAGCTATATCAACAGCAATATGCCGAATATCCCGACAACGGACACGGCAGGGCTTATCAACACCAATTACAATCAAAAGATGGGCAACTATCAGCAGGAGATGGCACAGCGCCAGAACCTGCTTGGTGGCCTGTTTGGGCTGGGTGCAAGCGTCATAGGACTTTCAGACAAACGAGCCAAGAAAGACATCGAAAAAGTTGGCGAACTGAAGGGCCACAAACTATACGAATATCACTACAAGGGCGAGCCAGACGACGCGCCGAAACACACCGGCGTCATGGCGCAGGAAGCCGAGAAGAAAAACCCTGAAGCCGTTACCCGCAGGCCGGACGGCATGAGGCAAGTCAACTACGGTACGCTATTCGGTATCGGAGGGCAGAAATAATGGCTCAATCTTTCATCTTCGGTGGTGACACCGGCCTTTCATATGAGGCACTGAAAAAGCGCCGCGAACTCGCAGAAGCAATGCTGGCTGCAAGCAGCGGCAGGGCACCGCAGAACGTCGGCGAAGGCCTGACGGCTATCGGCAACGCCATAGGCGGGCGGATTGCGCTCAATCGTATCAACAAGCAGGAGGGAACCTATCGCCAGCAGGGCATAGACGACGCTACAGCGGCCTATGGCGGTTTTGGTGGCTTCGGTGCCGCATCGGGCGGAACGGCTTCACAGCCCACCGATATGGGCGCGAGTAACATCAAACCAGATGCCGATTATATCCGTCAGGGCATGATTAAGCGCGGCCTTCCTGAGCATGTTGCCGACGGCTTCATGGCTAATTTCCAGGACGAAAGCGGCCTTAACCCCGGTATCAACGAAGCGAATCCGACTGTTCCCGGCTCGCGTGGTGGTTTTGGTTTTGCTCAGTGGACGGGGCCGCGTCGTGTTGCTTTGGAGCGGTTCGCTCAATCGCGGGGCAAACCGGCGTCTGATCCTGACACGCAACTTGATTTCCTTATGGTAGAAGGGCAGGGATCGGAAAAGGCTGCATTCAGCAAAATCCTATCGTCACCAGACACAGCATCCGCTGCACAGTCAATCGTCACTGATTTCTTGCGCCCAGCGCCAGAGCACCGCATCCGCAGGGTTAACAAATATTCCACACTTGGCGGGCCACAGGCAGGACTGACAGCCGACGACGTGCCTAAAAACATGGTTGCAGGCATGGGCGATGCAGGCGTGGGCGATGCATTGTTTGCCGCAGACGCTATGGAAGTCGGCGGCGGCGACAACCTGATTGCCATCATTCAGCAGGCTACTTTGCCGGAATTGCAGGCTATGGATCCGGGCGCAATGAGCTTCGAGGAACGCAATGCTGCCACACAGCGGATGCGTGAACTTGCTGACACAATGGAATCCCAGATTGGTGAACAACGCCGCGAAGATTTCCCGAACGCTGATTTCCCAGCAGCAAGGGATAATGCACGCGGCCCGACGCTTTCAGGGCTGACGTCACGCGATCCGCAAACAATGACACCCGGTGAGCGCAATGTCATCACCCGGCAGATGCAGGGCATGGGTGACAATCTTGAGGAACAGCTTGGGTATAACCGCGTTCCCACGCCAAACCCTCGCCGCCCTGTTCCTGAGATGCCTATTCCCACGCCTCGGCCTAATTTCGGACGTAACCACGGTGTTACATCTGATGACTTGGCCGCAGCAATACAGAACCGTGCAGCGCCTGGCGGTGGTGGCATCCCCATCCCGACACCGCGTCCGAACCAAGGGCAGTACAACGGCGTTACTTCCGATGATTTAGCATCGGCAATCCAGAACCGTCCGGCACTTGGCAGCGCAGGCATTCCGACGCCTACACCCCGGCCTGATCCGAACATCGTGGAACGCATGGGGGGGCAATTCGAACAGCCCATGAATGGCGGCATTCCAATTCCCACACCTCGGCCTGATCCAAGGCAATCAAACCTGACGGCTGATGACGTGCCTCCGGGTATGCTTGCAGGCGGTGACAATGCTGCAATTGCGGATGCGCTCCGTGCTACCAAAGGAGGCAGAATCGGCAGTCCTCCGGCTGACATCCAGACAGGAAACCTTGATGCAAGAATGGGCGGCACGCTCCCGGTTGCACCGCAAGGCGGCATCGATCCTAACCTGATGCCCATCGAAGCCATGCAGCCCGATCAAGGCGGCAATCCCCGCGATGCCATCTTGCAGGCGCTTATCAAAAGCTCAGGCTCACAGCAGCTTGCAAACGCTGATCCAAACATCGGAATTCTGGCCGCGCTGATGGGCAACAAAGGCAGCCCACCTCCCGCATCCGCAGGTGCATTCCCTCCGCGCCCACAGGAGCCCGGCCAGTCTTCAGGGCAGGGCGAAAGCTATTTCCCTCCCGCGCCACAAGCACCGGGACAGGGGCAGCAGGGCGTCGGTGGGCTTGATCCCCGTCTTATCAACGCACTGAGCAACCCGTACCTCCCTGCGGGCCACAAGGCTGTATTGGGCGCAATGCTGCAACAGCAACTTGCTGCCATGCAGCCGCAAAGCCCTAAAGAGGCGCTGGAACTTCGCAAACTTCAAATTGAAGTTGATCAAGCCAGCCAGCCAAAGCAAACCGACGATATCCGCGAATATGAGTTTGCAAAGCAGAATGGCTATGAAGGTTCATATCTGGACTTCCAGACGGCTGTGAAGTCGGCAGGTGCAAGCAATACGAATGTCAATGTCGGGCAAGCAGATGACGATTACACCAAAAAGCTGAACCAGAACCTTGCTGAAAAATATATTGCCATACAGGACGGCGAACAGGCAGCGCGGTCTAAAATGGCAACATTGCAAGGACTGAAATCAGCACTTTCCAAAGCAGATTACACAGGCATGGGCGGGGAGACATTGCTATCCATCAAAAGAGGGTTGAAAGCTATTGGTGTGGACGTCGGTGATGTCGGGCCGGAAGAAATGGCTAATGCTCTAGGAAATCAGATGGCATTGATGATGCGCAGTCCCAGCAACGGCGCAGGAATGCCAGGGGCTATGTCGGACAAGGACAGGGAATTCCTTGTTGCTAGTGTCCCGGGTATTGGCAAAACACGCGAAGGCAACTTGAAGCTGATTGATTACATGATGCGGATTGAACAGCGAAGCATCGATGTTGCCAAAATGGCGCGTGAATACGCTGACAAGCATGGACAGGTCAACAACGGGTTCTATCAAGAACTAGGCAAATGGTCTGAAGCAAATCCACTATTCCCAGAGGTCAGCGCAAACGAAGCGCCAGCAGTCGGCGAAACGAAAAACAAAGTACAATGGAAGGTGGTGGATTAATGCCCACATTGGAAATCGAAGGCCGCAAGGTCAAGGTTGACGACGCCTTTCTGTCCCTTTCCCCGGAAGAACAACAAAAGACAGTCGAGGAAATTGCAGCGTCGTTCGCGCCACAGGCAACATCTTCCCAGCAAGATGCCCCATTACCCTATGGCCAACCGCCGGAAGGTATGGTGTATGACGAAAACTCTGGCCGGATGATGGACGCAGGCGCTATCGCCAAAAAGCGGTTTGCTGGTCCGGTCGGCCAATCAATAGTTGGTGGCGCTCAGTTTGCTGCTGGGTATCCGATCATCGGCGGGCTTGTCGAGGACGCTGGAAAATTGACTGGCCCTGTACAGCAGGAAGTCGGCAGGCAGGCCGTGCGCCAATTCAGGCAGGAAAACCCGAAAACGACATTCGGGCTTAACATTGCTGGTGGTGTGGCTGGAACGGCACCATTGGTTGCAGCAGCGCCAGGGTTAATGGGCGCTTCGCCGGGTGGGTTTTGGGCTAATACCGCAAAGTCGGCATTAAGCGGCGGCGCTGTTGCTTTGCCTGATAGCGCCATTCGCTCGGACTTCGATCCCAAACAGACGGCAATCGGAACAGGCGTCGGCGTTTTAGGAGGTGCCGCTGCTCCAGCAATATCTAGAGGTATTGGGTACGGGGCTAGAACTTTAGGCGGCTTTTTTGGTATTGGCAATAAATCTGCCGTACGGCGAGCGCTTGGCGAAACAGTCCGGCAGTCGGGCAAGACAGTTGATGACGTGGCAGATGATTTGGTTCGCGCAGGCCGCGACGGCCAACCTGATTACGCTGCTGTCGATGCGCTCGGACATTCAGGGCAGCGCCAGCTTTCAGGTATAATGAGGCAACCAGGCGAAGCACGTTCAGAAATTACTGAAAAACTGCTCCAGCGCCAAACAGGCCAAGCAGGAAGGCTTACAAACACGCTTGCGGAAGGTTTCGGCGCACCCGATACGGCGCTGCAAAGGCAGACAGCCTTGACAGCAGCAAGGAAGGCCGCTGCAGACATAAATTATGCAGCATCAAGAAACAGTAGCGGTGCTGTCGATGTGCAGGGCGCAATTGACTATATCGATGATATTGTTCGGCCTGGTGTTCAGAGGATAGCCGATCCTGCTGACGACATTGCGGGTGATGGAATAGAAAATATTCTGAGCCGGTATAGAAAAAGAATGACAGACGGGCGTTCTGTATTGACAGACTACAACCAAACATTGAACCTGAAGATGGATATTGGCGATGCTGCAAACGATGCTTTCCAGAAGGGCAAAGGAAGGCTTGGCTCGACATTAAAGAAAATGGCAGACAAACTGGACGAAGCGCTAGAAGCGTCTAGCCCAGGCTACCGCCGTGCAAATGATACATTCAAGACGCAAAGCCGTGTTATCGATGCGATTGACGACGGTGCAAAAATTGAAAGTGGCCGCGTCCGGTTTGATAACTCAATCCCCGCATTCAACAAGCTGACACCAGCACAAAAGAAGTCATTCCGCGTTGGCTATGTCGATCCCAAAATTGCAAAGATACAAAACGCGTCTTCGTCACCGACAACGAACAAAGTTCGAACGCTGCTGACTGAAAAGACAAAGCATGAGTTTCCAGCTTTCGCGGCTCCAGGCCAAGGTCCAAAAATGGGCAGGAGGATCGCCCGCGAAAAGACTATGTTTGACACCGCTCATGCAGCGCTTGGCGGTTCTGCAACTGCTCAAAATATCAATGATGCAGCGGCAGCGGCATCACTTGATTGGAACGTGTTTGCGAACCTGTTTAGCGGCAGGCCAGGCGCTGCGGTAATGGGTGGGGCCAAAATACTCGGCTCCGCCATGAAGGGCAAAAACTCAAAGGTTCGTGACGAAATAGCCAAAGCGCTGATGGAAACAAACCCTAGTGCTGTTAGAAATATGCTTTCAACCGCTGTGCAGCAAAACCAGATTTCCACTGAAACATCCCAGGCCATCATACGTGGCCTGATGCAGGGCAGTAGTTCAGCTATTCAAGAGCAGATAAACAGCCAAAAGACATCAAGGCTGCGTCAGGCCAACTAAACCAATCAATCTATTCAAGAGGTGATCACATGCCAAGAGACGGCTCAGGCGTTTATACGCAAGCGGCAAACACTGCAGCGGTGTCCGGCGATCCGGTTTCATCGTCCAAGTTCAATTCATTCACGGCTGATATTGTCTCGGATTTGAACGCGGCTCGGCCTGTCACGGCGGGCGGAACGGGTGCGACAAGCGCGAGTGCGGCACGAACAGCCCTTGGCCTTGCTATCGGAACAGACGTTCTGGCGTATGATGCAACAATTGTCGTTGATGCAGATATTGGAGTGTCTGTTCAGGGGTACGATGCAGACACGTTGAAAGCCGACACATCAGACGACCTCACGGTGGGCTTCACTGCAACCAGTTATTCTGCAGGGACTAAATCCAGCGGCACATTCACTCCCGATCCCGCAAACGGGAATTTTCAGCACGCTACCAATGGCGGCGCTCATACACTGGCAGCGCCAACCGCCACAGGCTCTTATACAATCGTCATAGAAATCACCAACAACGGTAGTGCCGGGGCCATCACCTTGAGCGGCTTTGATGTGTCCGATGGGGATGACTTCACCACAACCAATACTGACTTCTTTCAGGTGTTTATCACTAAAACCAATGGCGGCGTTTCTTCAACCACGAAGGCTATGCAGTAATGAGTGTTCCGGGATTTATGCCACAACTTAGTGGCGGCGGTGGCGCTGCCGCCGCTGTTGTTTCCTTTGAAAGTTCGGCTGTCGATGGAAACTCCGCCACCATTTACACATTCTCCGGTGTGGCATTGGGGGCTGCTGCTGCTGACCGATATATAATTGCTGGTGTGTCTGGTGACTCCGCTGGTGATACCACAATCACAACCGTGACAATAGGCGGTGTGGCGGCTACCGAATTGATGGACGGTTCTAATAGTCAGGCCAATATGGGTTTTTTCATTGCTGCCGTCCCAACCGGGACAACGGGAGATGTTGTCGTTACTTTTTCAGGTTCCAAAGCCCGCGCCGGCTGTGCTTGCTGGAGAGCCACTGGTTTGGCCTCACCCACCCCACACGCCACCCTTCAGGACACTACATTGTCAGGTGCTGTTTTGAGTGGAACAATCAATGTTCCTTCAAACGGTTTTGTTATCGCGTATGATGCCTGCGATGGGACGATCACTACAACATGGGTTGGAGTTACAGAGGACTTTGACGAAGCCAGAGATGGGACCAACAGGTATCATTCAGGCGGTTTCGATCTTGTGCCGGGTGGGGAAACTGGGCGCACTGTGTCTGCCACATACGCATCTGCACCAACAGCCCAAATCATGCAGGCAGTATCATTCTCTTAAAGGATTTCAACATGCTCGCACTTATCAAAGACAACACAATAATCACAAAGGTGAGAGAGGGAAACTCAGTCAGTCTATTGAACGGCGACAAGGTGTCTCCCGCTCAGGCAGGCTGGACAAACTCAGACGGCTATTCACTCGCCACCATCCTTGATGCAGACGCCATCCCGGATGGGAAGCGAAGCACTGCAAAGGATGTTACGCTTATTTCCGGCTCACCGAAGTGGATCCACACCCTCGAAGACATACCCGCACCATCCACAGACCCTATTGACTACCCGCTGAACCCGGCACAGTTTGAAGCTATCCTGTCACTGATCGGCATTACAGTTGACCAGATCGATGCGGCCATCGATTCAGTCATTACCGATGCAGCGGCTAATGCCTTCGCCAAAGCCAAGGTTCGTAAGGCTACATCATATCACCGCGACAATGCGCTGTTCGCCCTGCTCACGCCTGTCATGGATGTCACAGCCGCTGAGATCGACACGGCATGGATGCAGGCAAAAGACTTCCGTTGAAATGCCCGATCTACCGGGCTATTACAAAGCGCTGAGAGCGATCCCACAACATCACAGGTGAAACCATGGCTATGAAAACAAGCCGTGAGGGGCTGATTGAAATCGCTTCTCATGAAGGCATTGTCACGTCTCCATATCGCGATAGTGTGGGCGTCTGGACGTTCGGAATCGGGCACACATCCGGTGCCGGCGAACCATACCCAAAGACCATGCAAAAGGGTGTTATCCGTCCGATTGCCGAAATCATGGATTTGTTTGCAAAGGACGTTGCCAAATATGAAAGGCGCGTCAATGCAGCGTTCAAGAAGAAGCTGACGCAAAAGCAATTTGATGCTGCCGTTTCCTTCGATTTCAACACCGGGGCGATTCACAAGGCGTCATGGGTGAAAGACTTCAACGCAGGCAATCCAGCCGCGGCAAAAAAATCATTCATGAACTGGCGAAAGCCCGCGGAGATTATACCGCGGCGCGAGAAGGAGCGCGACCTGTTCTTCAAGGGCAAATATTCCAGCGGTGGCTATGCCAATGTCTATTCAGCGGATTCATCTGGAAAGGTCCAATGGGCAGCAGGCAGACGGGTGCAGGTGTCAAAACTGATCGATGCGCCCACAAAGCCCACACAGCCAGATCCCCTCGATCAGATCACATTGACACCGGACGATCTAAAGATCGAGCCAGTGAAGCCATCTGTAGGCGTGTGGGCTGTTCTAATCAAATTCATCGCATCAATATTCAGGAGCAGAAAATGAAGGGTTTCAGAACAACACTATTGTCCGGCATTGTCGGCACACTCGGTATTCTCGAAGTCGCTGATTTGTCAGTTATCCCAGATCGATATGAGGGCTACATCACAATCGGCATTGCCGTTTCTGTGTTCTGGCTGCGGTTGATCACATCCACGAAGATCGGCAAGGCGTCATGATCGACATTCTCACGGGCGGATCCGGGACGCTGACTGTGATCGGCGCAACCATCGCCGCTGTCATTGCAGTTGTCTGGCGTGTGTTCGTTGCTGGCAAGAAATCCGAACGCGCCAAGAACCTCGAAAAATCCAATCAACAGTGGACTGAAGCCGATGAACTCATTCGAAAAGCTCAAGATGCTCGCCGCAATGCTCGCTATGGCGCTGATAGCGGGCTGCACAACGACGACGGCTTCAAAAGGCCCTGATGTGTCAACTGTAGCCTGCCGCTCGTTTGAGCCGGTAACATGGTCCGATGCGGACACACCTGAGACAATCAAGCAAGTCAAGCAGCATAATGCCGCGTGGACGGCTGTGTGCAAGGGGAAATGAAAAAGACCGCAACTAAAGGATGTCTTTCCAAGATTTGTTGAGTTGGATGGCACTGACGTTTTGTCGGCTAATGCCATAAATCTCGGCAAATTCTCTCTGATTCATTCGTTTCGTTCTGATATCACGAACATCGTTTTTGGTGAGCTTCGCGTTGCCCTGATCTTCTCCACACAGCGAGTTCCCGCGCCCCTTGTTTTCACGGTCACGAACATTATCAGCATTCGTTCCGGGAAAGAGGTGTTCGGGGTTGACGCATCCAGGCGTGTCGCACTTATGCAAGATGCACAGCTCGTCCGGTATCGGGCCGACGTGGATTTTATAGCTGGATCGGTGCGCCATTTGCATCTTCCCGTCGATTTTGAACCGCCCGTAGCCCTGATTGTTCGTACATGCCATCCAAAGCCAACATCCGCTCATCGGCTCCGGCATAACCTTCTCATAAAATCTTTCCATCGTGTTCCCTTTCGTTATGGTAACGTATTTATTATAAACAGACGATTGTCAAAAGTCTTCTAAGAAATAGGATTGCCAATGACCGACGACGATTTCAAGCGATCAATTGAAAGACGGCAATCAGCAATTGAAGCTGACGTTGTGGTTTTGAACAGATCACTCAACGCGCTATCAACTGCGCAGTCAGTGACAAACGTCCGGTACGAGCAGATCAAAAGCGATCTGGATTCTATCCGCAAGATTCTGAACTGGATCGCCGTCATGGCGCTCGGTGGTTTTGGCGCTGCATTCATCAACTGGGTTATCAGCGGAGGGCTTGCAAGTGTTTCTTAACTGGCTCGATCGCACAATCACCACACTGGGCGTTACGTTCACCATCATTCTGAGCATCTGGGTTTTCTATACCGTCGGGCCGTGGCTCGAATCCAATTATTTCCCCGTCACATCGAAAATCACATTCGTTGAAAAATATGAGGACAAAGGCAGGACGATATTCCGGTTTCAATACGAGAAAAAGAGGCAATGTGAGTTCAATAGTTTTGAGTGGTTTTCAGGCAGAACATTTAAGGAAAACCATTCGCCAAAAAAGATGGGCAGCAAAGAAGTCACATCAAACCCTTCCGGGGAAACCTACATATCAAGCATGTGGGTGATAGACGCACCGATTGACGAAACATTCAACGATCCGCTCATAGTCTGGTGGCACCAGTGCCATCCGTTCTGGGAAACCAAGACGATTATTTATCCATGATGCCTTCCGACAAAGAGCGCATCCGCCCGCGCACTGACATTCAAACCGGAAAATACGAGCTGGCTATAGACGGCACGGTGATCTATCAATTCACATCCGTAAACGAGTTTCATCAATTCCAGCTTGAGTGCATGTCGGCTCTTATGTGGTGTTTGGGTGATAAGCCGAAGGGGTAGGTTTACCGGGTAATGACCTAAATTTATCATGTTGTTGAGGTTAACAAAATGATCCCGCCAGACAACAAACGAATCCGCCCGCGCACTGACACTACCTTATTGCATGGGCCCTATTGACTGAGTATTGCCACCTCCTTCATCTCGCCATTTGTCCCAACTCAGGGAGTTTGTGGGCGTTTGGCGGGTGTCAATGTTCCTTGTCTTCCGTATCGTGTTTGTTTTGGCGGTCAAATTCTATCTCCATGCCAGTTTTGAAATCGATCGTAGGCTTGTCCAGCGCTTTTGCATATCGGGCAAGGGTTTCGCTGAATGTCATTTCATCGTCTGGATAGCTGGCTGGATACACCGGCTTGCTTGTCCAACCTCTCTTTCCATCTTCACCATAGACTTCATGGATTGCATCCCATGTTTCGCCGTCGTCCTCGGTGTGGCGCATGACGCGATATGTCCAGGTCATCGTT